TCCAGGGTTGGCAAGGGAATCCTCCAACAACGATGTCTGCATCTTTGTATTCTTTTCCATTAAAACTCCTTATATCACTATATATTGGTACATCGTGCCAATGTTTACGCAAGACTTTTTGACAATATTGATCTCTCTCAACGAAAGCTACTGTCTCAAAGCCACCTACTATTTGTTCTGCAGCATAACTAAATCCACCTATGCCACTAAATAAATCTACTATCTTATACATTGTCTCTCGCTGTAGTTGCCTCGTATTCACCTCTGCTCATTGCACCATCAATAGTGCCAAGCCATTTCCTACCACCACTCGTGCTAAATGAATACTTTGCAAGTCTACCCTCTTGTATAAGTTCTCTGACAAGACCATCAATCATTCTTTGTGTGCAGTTGTTTAACACCTTTGGTGCATCAGTATCAGCAGACATACGTTGCATAATAGCGTCTGCACCAGATTGTTGTGTCATAGCTCTACCTTCTCTTTCACAATCTGCAATCCAATTAAATAACGCAGTCTTTTTAATCTCTTTGTTTGTGCCACTATGCAGTCTTGATATATCATCACTTTTATCAATCAATAAGCCACTATATTCATCTCTGATAAAATGCCTTATATTTCTGTTTGCAGGTCCGTTAGACTTTACTACTGCTCCATCAAAGCATTTGTTTCGTTTGTATTCTATGCCTAAATCTTGACATCTTCTGCGTCCAGTAGCCTCGTCTACTTGCCATAATGCAAAAGCACAACGAACACCATCTACCAATGCAGACGTACCTCTAATCATATTTCTTGCTTGTTCAGGTGTATTTACAACTAAATCTTCTTTAACCTTAGTCATGTGGTGACACATAATAACAGACGCACCAGTTTCTGTAGCAATCTGTGCCAATAGTCCAGTTAACGCCGCACCTGCCGCAGGGTCTGAGTTAACATCTGCATGAACAAATGAAGCTAACGGATCAAAAACAATTAGTTTTAAGTTTTTCATCTGTAATATTTGCTCATAAATTTTATCAAATTCATCGCTTGTTCGGTATCCATCATGTGTTTCTTGTAGTATTGGAAATACACCACCAACATTAGGCAAACTCACGATTCGCAACTCATGTTCATATTCAACTCTATTGCCATCAACATCAAGTCTTTCAATACGTCTGTGCATCTCTGCTTCATCATCTTCTGCTGTAAATATGATTGAATTACCAAATTCACTAATCATACCACCAAAAGATTCTTGCATGGACTGACCACTTGATACTTTCATAGCTAAATCTAAAGTCATCATTCCTTTACCACTATCACCTGCAGCAGAAAATATAATTGGTACTGCCAAAGGTAATGTGTTCGCTATCAAAAACTTTTGCTCTGGTGCTTGCCCAACAAATCTGTTTATAAGCAAACTATCATCAAGAAGATTAATATTCTTTTTAACTTGCTTTACGTTGGTATTAAGGAACTCATTAATATTAAATTGTTCTGCTATTGCATCAACAACATCCCATCTTTCAGGCTTACCCCTTGGTGGCGTTAGTGTCGTTACTGATTTAACACCAGCATTTAATGCAAGTTCTTGTACTAACTCTGCAACTTTACGACCAGCCGTGTCATTATCTGGCCAAATCACGAGTTCTTTCTCATGTAACGGAGAGAAGTCAAATAAGTTTGCAGACTTTCTTGATAACATACCCGCACCACCCATAGTACAAGTTGCTGTATAACCTAAATCATTTAAAGCATCTGCACACTTTTCACCCTCAACCCATATAATTTTTTCAGAGGCTATAATGTTTGGTATGTTGTATAAAGGGCGAACATCGGGCATACGAGGATAATTGCTGCCACCAGTAAACTGTCTAAATTCTTTCTTTGGTTTGCCATGTGAATCTAGTATGGGATTTCCATCTTGATCTACATCATTATATCTTCGAACAAGGCAAAGTAATTCACCTTGAGCATTTAAATATCTGTGTTCGCTGTCATAAGGTGTGTTAATGTTTATTTGTTTAGCTTCGGGTTTAATAATTGAACTGATGCTCTCCACTGGTTGTGGTGCTTCGTTATCCAAATATGAAGCAAACAACTCTTTAACTTCTGGTAACTTCATGTTTCTACCTTCCATCAAGATTTTAACAATACCACCAACTCCATCTGCACCATTAAAATCTTGCCCTTTCATAAAATATGGAGACCTTGGGTTTATATCAATTTTTAAAGACTTACCAGCTTCGCCATGTAACGAACCTATAGTAAATTGATCCCCTCTAACTACACCTTGTGGATAGGTTTCTCTTAACATATCAATTTGCACACTTGCAGGGACTTTTTGACTTATCATTTCAACAAGTTCTTTGGAATCCATACTGCGTTTGTTATTGCCAAATTTAATAATGTTCATTACCATCTCCGTAGGTGGTGGCGGTACTTTGCTACCTTCTGTATCGCCATTACCCTTCACTCCAACAAGTATTTGAATACTGACAAAATCTACAATCAAATACATCTCTGTTCTGTGCTATTCTCGGTAGCATTTCATTTTGCTTAGACGCTCTTAATATATCAACTGCTCTATCACTAGCATATTGTGCCAACTCTTGATTAAACGGAACTAACTCATAATAGATTTCACTTGTGTTCTTGTTAATGACTGTGAACAAACATGGATTATCTGTCAGCTCCATATAAGCTTGATACAAAGCAACTTGCACTTCATATGTCGGATTTGCCTTAATACCTTTAAACCTAAAATCTCTAAACTTTTTTTCATTGGCAGATTTACATTCCCAAAGCATAGGGTAATCAACATCAAGAGGTCCACCACATATTACGCCATCTATGTGCCCTTTAATTTCATCATCTGCTATTGCAAAACCAAACTGTTCGCCACTCTTATCTATAGTTCTTAGATCAAAACCTGCATTTCTAATCCAACCAGCCATACTGTTTTCTAACTCATGACCTAACTGAAATATCCTTAATGTTTGTGCATTAAACTCTTTGTTTTCGTCAGGTTGCTGCCCTTGATAAGTATACTGTATTTTTCTTGCACACCTATCACCTAGCATAGATCCACCTAAATATCTTCTTTTAGGCTCAGACTTGTTCTTTTCAACAATAGTCTTATCAATGATTTCTTCAAAAGGGTAATTCATTGTCTGTTGGCTCTGTTTCGTCTTTGCCGTGGACATATTTAAGAAGTAATCTATCGAGTTCTTGTTTGTTGTATTGTTCATCTTCTTCTACCTTCTTTGAGAATTGCATTATTATAACTGTGGCTTTTATTTCCTCTTCAGTCAAATCGCTAAGTTTTTTATCCCAACTAAATCTAGTAAAAAGCTTAGTTAAATTTGTTAATGAATCGTCTCCGATATTGGGGTTATCCATCTACCTTCTCCCTCTCTATAAAGTGAACCCGTTAAAATTTCTATGCCATCAAAAAATGCAGCAAAAGTAATTTGTAAAACCTCGTTCTTGTTTAACTTAACAATTCTATCAAACGTCTTTCCAATATCATCGGCCAATACATCAGGGTCTCCACCAAGTTTAAACCACATAAATAAACTTCCCTCTTTTACATTTTCTACACCAACTTTATTCTCTTCGTGAATAAGATATTTAACTTCCATTCTTGCCATCTTTTGCCTCTATTGCTAATGCCGCATATCCAATGATATCAATCATATTGTCTTCCACTTTTGGATTTTGGCTGTTTCTAATCTGCTTAATACCTATCATTGCTCTGTAAACATCATGTATATCAAGCGGTTCTTTTAATTTCTTTCTTAATAATATGTTCCACATCTGAGCTATGTAAGTATGTGTCTCTGTAGCGTCACCATGAGATTTTGCCCGTGAACCATTTATTAGTAAGTCTGCTTTTTTTAAAGCTTCACTACGCTGCACTATTCCCTCCTTCATAATAATTTAGAATTTTTGCATCAATTTCTTTTTTATTCCACAAGTAATTTAACCAACAAGCGGCTTTGTACTTGTTCCAACTAAAATCCATTGGTCTAACAAACTGACCTAGCATAGCTAAAGCGTTTTTTTGTTTCATTGTTACGCCTTGATTTAGCCATCTTTTACCTTTCTTTGCACCATCACTATCTTCAATGCCTCTTAGAAAGTCATCAGCAGACGCAATAGCTTGTTCCTTAGTTCCTACACTAACAACCCTCAAACGTCCTTTGTTACGCCTTACAAGAGCGATAGAGATGTCATTTAGGTGTGCAACTAATCCAAATCCATTGAAGCCACTAGCCATCATACATCTTTTGTTTTCAAATAAATCAAGCCATCTAAAGGGCGATCTATCAATCAAATCAACCTCAGTCATAGTAAATTCATCAAGCACTTCTTTGTCTTGTGTGCCAAACTCATGTCCACAAATAGGACACTCTCTTGATGACAAAGGTATTTCTGACTGACAATCTGGACAAACTTTAAGTGGCGTTGCACCAGCATTAGTTGCTTGTGCTCCATCAAGATCAACGCCCTCATCTAATGAACCATGTGTAAGTACACTTGTTCCAAAATCTAAAACAATGCAGTCTTTCTTAATTAGACCAGGGTATTCTTCTTGATTGACAGTTCTTAATCCACGACCAATCATCTGTACCATTGTTGATTTGTATGAACATGGTCTAGTCAATACAATACAACTGATAGGTGGTGCATCAAAACCCTCAGTCAATACTGCTACATTAACAACAACTTGAACATCACCATGCTCTAAATCATGTAATATTTGTTTTCTTTGTTCGCTTGGTGTGTCTCCAGTAACAATCTCTGTTCTAACATTCTTGCGTCTAAACTCATCACATACATCTTGTGCATGGACAATGGTACTACAAAAGATGACTGTCTTTCTGTCATTAGCTTTGTCTTGCCACTCTTCAACAATCTTTTCATTAATAGCTCTCTTGTTCATAATCTTTTCAACTTCTGACATATCAAAATCAGTTACAGTCTTACGAACATTCTCTAAATCTTTCTGCACACCTACATCAACAACATATGTTTTTGGTGGTACTAAAAAGCCTTCTCTGATTAATGTGCTAATCTCAATTTGATGTGAGCAGTTGGTGAATACTTTTCTTAAACCTTTTCTGTCTCCACGATTAGGTGTTGCAGTAAAACCTACAATCTCAACAGATTCATTGGCTTGTCTAACTTTATCAATAATACGCATATAAGTATCTGCTACTGCATGATGACTTTCATCAACAACAACAAGATCAAAATGACTAATATTATTTAAATTGTTCTCTCTCGATAATGTTTGCACCATGCTAAAGATAGTGCTGCCATTCCAATCTTTCTCTGACCCATCAACAATACTGGTTGTGATATTTGGATTAACTCTTGAAAACTTTGTTTTGTTTTGTCTTACTAGCTCATCTCTGTGTTGCAATACCAAAACTTTATT